GAGAATATCTATTGGGAATTTAGCCACATCGGATACTTTGGTTCTGAGCTTGTAGCCACTACCGGTACTCGCCCCTGCAGGTGTGCAGTCCGGACAAGCTGACCCCTTCGTGACTCCTGTACCCTCACAAGTTGAACACTTCATAAGCGGTTCAACCGCTTTGGCAAAGCCGTGGTACTTCTTTTGCAGATCACGTATAGAGCGATCGCGTAGGTAGCAGTCAGCCAGCTCCACAATGAAGCTAAGCGGAGAGCCAAAACACGACAAATCGTCGAAGTGCATTAAGTCTGACACGATGATCGCTGGTGTTTTACCCCATGGATTAGCTATCGGGTTCTCTTGGTCTATGCCTGTAAGGGTGATCAGTGTTTGATTCTCGTATTTCACAACACGGTCCTGGGAATCGTCCACAAAGCGAAAATACCTAGGTTTCTGTTCGGCTGAGGTTTTAACGTCGAGATTACTTGTATCACTCACCCCGTAGCGCTCAAGCTCATGCGCTTTAAGCTCGAAGCAAACATACTCAAGCTCTCTGCCTTTGGTCTTGTAGTCGTATATGCAAGCACTGGACTTGTAGGTAGGGTAGCATTTAGGCTGCGTGCTTTCAGGGTCGGCTTGTCCGATCTCCATGAATATGACCCCCATAGGATCACTGCGATATGCAGGTAGTGCGAAATTGCGGACCCAGTTGCGCAGGGATAGGTTGTACTGGATATTGGCTAATACCTTCCCAAGCTCTTTCTCGCGCGCTTCGGGAAGATTGTACCGATTAGCGCCTCCACGTGCTGTAAACACAACATCCTCTTGCTGGAGGAGGCGTTGGAACATGTCTTTGTTGGACACAGGTTGTTCGGATCTCGACTTGAAAGCGTCTTCGTTTTCGAAGTACGTATCGCGCAAAATGTATTGAGAGAGGTCCGTACCGTACAGGTGCATTACGAGTTTAGCTGACGTCTCCCGCGCCTTCTTGATAAGGTGCTTGTTAGGGTTATCGGCAATAATGCTTTTGATTTGGACCTCGGTATATACCCCCATGTTTCGGTAGATTATTTATTGCGAAAATTAAAAGTTTATTTTGTAAATAAAAAATTATTCTAAGAATTAACCTACCGAATAACCAAACATCCGTGATTTACGTGACTTGAAGGCCTTAAATTCACTCTCTAGCACAGTGGTTATGAAGTACCTCTTCGCATCACTTATGTGACCTTGAGGCTCATAGGTAATGCCCGTATCAGGGTCTTTAATCTTGGGTTTAGCCATGTGCCCATCGGGGCTTGACTTGACAAGGATGTAGTCTTCAATGGATTTAAGGCAGTCAGCGTTGATGGTTATCGACCACCCACCGTAGTTTGATTCGTAGATCGAGTTAATGAAGTCGGCCGAGGAGGCGACCTCTGGAGCTGACTTCTTCACTCGGTTAACCACCGAAAAGCCCGCATTTCGTAGTTCGGATATGTACTTGTCGTAGAACGAGGCGCTGTTCTCGTCAACGGTACTGCGTTTGTTTGCCGAGGGGTCACCATACACGAATATAACCGGTCGGTAATCACGCTCACCGAGCCATGTGATAAGCTCCTTAGCCGCTTTGGGTGCGTTGTTCTTAGGGCTTTCACACAACAGCTCTTCGACTTGTTTGAGGCTTTGGCTGCCTGGGAAGATCTGCCAGAGGGTCTGTGTGACGTAAGGATTCACGTTCTCATCGAGTGTTACGTGTATGGTGGTGTGCTTATCAAGCTCCACCTGGCGAACGTGTCGGGTCTCATCGAACTGCGTCCAGAACTCTGAACCGGTACGGATCATACCCCATGCGCCTTTGGAGATTGCGTTCAAGAACGCCTGATTGCCCCCTGCCATGAGCTGGAGCTTGGAGAAGTAGTCGCCCTGGTCAATGAAGTGGTTATCGGTGTAGTTGCAAAGAAGCTTTGTGGCCTGTGCGCTAAACTCCCCATCGAACAGCATCGTGCGTATCCAGTGTGACTGGAACACGCGCTCTGTGTTGAAGGCGCCATAGAGCTGCGTTAGGGCTTTCGTGGTGCGGAGGCGCGAATATACAATACCGAAATCCTTGAAGGTGAACTGGTCCATTTCTTCCAAAAAGAAGTGCGTCGGGTCCTTGATTGACTTAAGCGATGCGGCGTTGTTAGCCCCGAAAGGTATCATTTCGTTTCGATTCTCCTTGCAGACAATGTTCATCGAGCCGTTGGGCTTGGTCGAGAAATCGAAGAGGTTATGAACTCGTCGCTCTTCAAGCTGATCGGTAATGGTCTTGTGGACTGATCCTCGCACGTCTTCCAAGACCTTACGTCCGTAGTAGCACCGAAAGTACTTGTCTTCAAGTGCGTGGTTGATGAAGTTGTCAACGATGAAGACCGATTTACCTGAACCGTAGGAGCCGTAAAACAGGTTAATTTTGTTGCTGTTGTGCCAATAGGGTAAAAACACGTCGTTAACCGGCACCACACCAGACGCCTTAAGCTGCTCTTTGAGCTCAGGCTTTAGGCCTGCGAAAATACTAGCTTCAAGCGGTTTTAGCTTCATTACTTCTTGCGTAGTTCGGTGATAAGCTTGTCAACTTGCTCTTCAGTGAAAGGCGCTTGGATCTCCACCTTTTTTTGCGCGTTGTCCTTCTCGAAGGCCCCGTGGATCTTGAGAATGGTGGCCTGTGCAGCTTCGGCAGAGTACAACTCAACCTTCACCCCGTGTTCGCTTGGTGTGACTGCCTTGATGCGTCCTCTCACCTTATCGGCCACTACCTGGTTGATGTTAAGCTGCATCTCCTCGAAAAGCTCCTCGGGGCCCTCGACAATTCGTTTTGCCTTCGGGTTATGTTTGAGCTCTAGCTGCATGCGCAATAGCTCTCGCTTCTTTGCCTGGATGAGTAGCTTCTGCTTGGTCTTCTCCTTGTCGGTATCAGGCAGCAACGCCTCAAATTCAATCTCAAAATCAATCTCCTTTTGAAGCTCTTTGACGAGTGTGCTGAGTGCTTTTGTGACCAATGGGCGTTTTTTTACGATTTGAGGGGTGAAGTAGTCGCCTAGATTGCCTCTAGCAATGTCAGAAACTAGCTTTAGAGCCTCTGTCTTTGACATGGCAGCCTCTTCTAGCCTTTTTTCGATATATGGCTTAATTTCGGGATGCTTCAGGAGATCATGTCCTTGCGAATAAGCTGTTTTTTGGGAATAGCCAGCACGCTTAGCAGCTTGTGTGGCATTCAAGTCGATCAGGTATTCATCGCAAAAGCGCTTCTGTCTTTCGTTTAGCATGGGTAAATAATTTGTTTGCAAAATAAATCAATAATTTTTGAAAAAAACTATAAAAAAATTTGGATAGTGTCATAAGTGCTACTATATTTGTTCAACAAACAACAAGATTATGCCAAATTCATTTGAAAGAAGAGAGTTCAACCAGTCGCAACAAGAAGCATTTATGACTTCTAAGCTTGAATTCTTAACGCAAAATTTGCCAGCTAACCTTCGCGTTGGCTACTCAACGTCTAGCTTCGTTAACGGTGCATCGTTTTATTTTCAAATTTCAAACCAAGAAGGCAAAGTGGTTAATCTTCGCGTATCGGATCACGCTAATGGCGAAGGCTTCGGAGTTCATTTTGGCGAACTAAGCACAAGCGTTAACACATCGGCGCTTAATGTGGGAACTATCAACGAGATTCGTTTTGCCTTCGGTGAGCTTACTCGCGAGTTTCGCGGTGTTGATTCAAGACTTTCGAAATCGAAGTTAATGAGCTTAAAGAAGGCCAAGAGGCAATAGTCCAAAGAGTGACAAAGAATGGCAATACACTATACACCATTGCCATCACCAAAGCAACAAAACAAGAAGTAGTTTACACAGAGGCTTAGAATTTCAAAATGGAAAATCACGACGAATTAATTTTAAACGCATCAAGAGACTTAATCGCTGACTTCATGCGTGCTAGGAGGCTGGAGCTAGGCCTGTCCCAAAGGAAGCTGTCAGAACTCTCAGGTATCAGCGTCATAACCATTGTGCGCTTCGAGCACAGGGGGGCGTGGATCAATTTTAAGCAATACCTGCTTCTTTGCAAATACCTCGACCTATACCCGTTCGTAGGCACCAAGGAGTCAGACGAGAGCTACTCGAAATTAATGCGTGAACGGTGGCAAAGGCCAGGGGATAGCAACTAACCCCTGTACTTTTTAATCCTTGCTTTCACCGCATCCATCAAGGCTTCTTGCCTATTAGCCTTTGCCGACAATGACTTCATGACGTCTTCATCCATGGTGCCTTTGGTCACTAGCAAGTTATTGATCACCGGACGTGTCTGTCCGGACCGGTGGATACGCTTATTGGCTTGTTGGTAGAGTTCTAGATCCCAGGTATTTCCAAACCAAGTCGATATGTGGCCGCCGTCTTGCAGGTTCAAGCCGTGACCAGCACTGGCAGGATGGGCCAGCATGAACGGTGCTTTCTGCGCATTCCAGTCTTGCACGTCCTGTGGGGTCTTTAGCTCTCTAGGGCCGTAGGCTTTCAAGTGCTGCTTGATACGTTCAAGATCGGATTTGAACCAATAAAACACGAGAACTGATTGGCCATTGGCTGATTCGAGAATATCTTCTAGGGCTCTGATTTTCGCATCGTGAAGCTCGATGTAAGACCTATTGCCCTGCTCGTCCTCGTGATAGATTGCACCATTGGCAAATTGGATCAACTTGGAGGTAAGCGCCGCTGCGTTGACAGCCGTCAGGTTCACATCGTCTTGCAAGGCCAACACTTGCTTTCGCTCGAAGTCTTGGTATTTAGCCATGTCAGCAGGTGAAAGCAGTACCGGTACTTCGATGTCCATGCGCGGAGGCAGGTCGATGTAGTCCTCGGATTTCATTGAAAAACAGATGTCCGAGATTTTCTCTTGGATCTCTTGGCGGGCTAAATCTTCGCCCAATATTTCGCCTAGGCCCTTTTCATACCCCTTTTGCCTTTTAACTCGAAAGCCACATCGATGTTACCGACCTTGGCACTTGGGGTGAAGTACTTACGGCGATAGGCAAAGAAGTTCTCCCCTAGTCGCTCACCTCTGTCAAGCAAATACATCTGTGGCCAAAGCTGCAAAAGACCGTTTGGGGTTGGCGTACCGGTTAGGTTCACGACACGTTTGATTTTAGGCCGAATGCGCTTTAGGGCTTTGAACCTAGCCGACTTGACGTTTTTAAAACTCGACGATTCATCGATAATCACCATGTCGAAGGGGAAGGCTGTGGCGTAATAGCTAACAAGCCACACGACGTTTTCGCGGTTAATCACGTAGATGTCTGCTTTGGCGTGTAGTGCGTTTTTACGCTGAACCTCAGAGCCTAGAATCATCGAGAAGCTTAGGTGCTGAAAACAATCCCACTTCTGTCCTTCTTGACTCCACACGCTTTCAGCTACTTTCTTTGGCGCGATAACAAGCACCTTCTTAACCTCTCCCGATTCAAGTAGCTGGCTAACTGCTGCTAAGGTGGAGGCCGTTTTGCCTAGACCCATGTCAAGCATTGGGAAGCAGTAAGGGTTGTTGATGATGAAATCGGTTGTGTGCTCTTGGTAAGCTCTGGCTTTATAGATCATTGCTCGATTGTTTTTAAAAATTGGTTCATAGATTCAAGGCTGTCAACTATCCAAACTTTAAAGCCTAAGCGTTCAAGTTGTGCGTGCACTAAAACTTGTCTTGGGCTTGCCTTTTTGCCTTCGGCTTTTAGCTCGACAAGCTCAAAGCGACCACCGGGTAGAAACACCAAACGATCAGGCATTCCGGTGAAGAACGCGGAGTGGAATTTGATGGCTAAGCCACCGTGTTTTTTTATCCGATTGTAGAAGGTTTTTTCGATCGATTTTTCGCTTTCCATTTCTTGCTAAATTTTAGTAAAACTACAGCAACTACCACTCCTCGCGCGCGAGAGTATATGCGATTAGGTGATTTAGGTACGCAGTTTTCCGTCTGTGTCTGCCTAATTCTTGTTTTTTACTCTTTTGTGTTTTTTGCGGTAGTTTCGGTAGTTTTTACTAATTTTTCTGTGTTTTTGGCTTACAAACCTATTTTATTAACTACCGCAAGCCTATTTTTTGCGGTAGTATTGCGGTAGTTGCGGTAGTACCGCTAAATTTCCTTGCGGTAGTTTTTTTTAGCCTTGCGGTAGTTAAATTTGGACCCTAAAATAGATCCTTTGATTACCATATTTTTTGAAAACAGACCGACTTTTTCCTTGCTCCCAACCATCCATTTTACGCATAATATCGTGAAGGATTTTCGTATTTTGCGAGGTCATATCTTTACGCGTTCCTTTAAAAAGTTCGCACCAAATCTCGGCCACACAGACCCTGTTTCTACGCACTTTACCTACTGCTTGAAGCTCGTCGCCTTGAAGGAAAGACTGCCGTTGCCAGGTGTCCATTTCCTCCCAGTTCTCAGGCAATAAGGTATCCAAGTATCTCTGAATTAAACCTTCCCGCTCATCGTGTTCGCTGTGCTCTCTTTGTGCTTGCAAGGCCATTAACTTGACCTCCTCATTAAGG